GGCAGCTACAGGACGCCCGTCACGCACGAGGTGCTGAGGATCTTCTTGGAAACCAGTACGAAGACTCTTGTGAAGAGTCGCTGTGCCACTAGCTACGTCCTTTCGGTACGTATAGCTTGGTGTCATCAGTCGTATCTGACCTCTTTGAAGGGCCTCTGATGTGCGGTTAAAAACCACATCATCGCACGGACCAACACGACCGATACCAGGCATCTTCGGATGCTTGGCAGGGTAGGGAATAATCGAAGAAATATGCCGGTCGATAAAATCGACGGCTTCTCCGTATCCCCACCTTTCGACGAGTTGGTTTCGCATCTCCGACCAGGAGATGAGCTCTTCAACGTGACGCCGTTGTGAAGGTTCATCCTTCCGGCAATACACTGGGGTAACATCAGTTCCCCGGTAGTAATCGCCGCCGCACGATTCGCGGAAGTTCCCTTGAGAGAACGACTTCGAATTGTTCACCTTCATGCCAAAGGCATGAAGGTTGCGTACAACGGTTGGGTACATGTGAGTCGGTACGATGATATCATCACCGTATACACTCACATCCCGCGAGGTATAGAGGATAGAGCGTACAAACTCTCTATCCCAATGCCCCGTGATCTCACATATCGAGTAGATGACAATGGTCGTGAAGACCATCGTTTCTATCGGAAATGTGAGGGCAGAGCCCATGGAAGCGAACTTTCTGACGAAATGTACGCTACCATCAGGGAGCTCAACGATAGGAGACCGAGTCTTCTCAAGAAAATTGAGAAAGGTTCGGTTGAATGAGAAGAGCGCTCTAACGAGCGACAAACTCACCCTATCGGAGGCCTCAGAGAGATCAATCGTGGCAAGACTGCCATCGACTGAACCACGCCTCGCAAGAACCTTGTTAGGTTCCTGTTGGGTATAATCAGCGACCGCCGTATGACTAAGCTCTTCCTTCAGAAGGGAGTGCATAGCCTGTTGCAGAAACTGATTGTACGTCGGCTCGATCGTGATCAGGCGGGGCTTGAGGAACGTCTTTGGGACGGCCACAAGCCTAGCCGGAACAGTCTCGATCTGAGGGTAGTCAGTGAGGACCGAGTTCCAGTCAGGGCGAAAATATTCGCCTCCGACTAGATCCTCGATCATTGGAGAGATTCTTTCGAACTCCCACTTGGTATTAGTACCAAGTTTCTCGCTGACAGCTCCTGGACCGTGCTTCGGATCAAGCGATCCTGACACGGACCTGCCGATGATGTCACCAAACAACCAGTGACAAACATCGACGATCCTACTGTCAAAGTTCTCAGGTAGACCGAACTTCACTTCTGTGAGATCCGTTTCTACCCAAGACTTGACAGCCGCATCAACGCGTTCCGGAGAGCAGACCTCCTTCTTCTTTTTCAAGAATCGGGAGATCTGCCGGATAGCGCCAATGCAGAATGGATCGGGCTCATCCCGCAACACGCCAGAATCAAGAAAGATGCCATTCCAGAACCCCTGCATAAAGCGGGGGATTCTGGAATGACGCTTCGTCTTCGCCCAGCCAGGAATGACTGGGAGGAGACCACTCGAGAGACCTTCGAGAAGAAAGTCATCGAGCTGAGGAAGCGTTGCTTCAAGGAACTCGGTTCCAAGAAGCTCACTTCTTTCTTGAATCGTGACTATGTCACGAGAGGGATCGTACCCTACCTGTCGACTCAAATCTTTGAGTAGACAGGCAAGGAGATGCACCTGGCTTTTCAACTCGTCCTCCTTAAGGGGATCAGGGTTCCAGGGTCAAGTGCACTCTACGATCCGGAGCGACTCCGAGTCAGGAGACCGAACATGAGGCCGGCTGTGATGCCGACCCCACCAGTGAGGAGAACGATGAGCAGAACGATGAGTTCCTGCGACATCAGTTCTCTCCGGCGATGATCTTCTTCAGAAGAGCATTCGTCGAAGCGGTGAGAGCGTTAAGCAGGCCAACAACCTGCTTCTCGATCTCCGCGTCACTGTACCCCTCAAGGGGGCGGTCGATGATCAGCGAGATCATGTCACCAACACGAACGTTCGTGGTGGAGACAAGAGGATCTGCTGTCACCTTGTCCTGATAGAGACGAATCGCCTTGCGGTTCCGCGTCTTGGTGGAGGTCGGGTCGACGATGAGTCGAGTCTTCCCATCCGCCGAGACGAAAGATCCCTGCTTCGTGCCCGTGTAAACACGGGGAAGCGAGATCGCGGTCCCGTCAATGGTGATGCTCTGAGGATCAGAGAGTGCCACTTGAACTCCTTCTTGATGGCTGAATGTTCAGTTGTTGTTGAATTGTCATTCGGTCACCGCTTACGGGCCATGCCCAGGGCGACCAGGATGGAGAACTGTCCGGACGTAAGTCCTGACAGGTCCACACCCACACCCCCGAATGGGGAGACGCGTCTACGCTCCTTCGTCACAGTTGTGAGGAGGGACTGAGGATCGATTACTCGATACTCTTTGAACGACGAACCGATTGTGCCCCAACCCGCGAAATCGTGGGTCAAGGCGACAACAGTCTTCGTCGTCACGTAGGCATAGTCTATCGCTCGACCTCCAACTTGAGGCGAGTAATAGCTAGCGTTCTCCAGGGCTGAGCCTATATTAACGGCCCAGTCCACCAGCCAGGAGAAGGGAGTAAGCTCCCAGAGAGCCTTGGGGTCGCGAACGAACCCAAGGCCTTGCATCACGTGCATCGCTTGATCGATGAATCCATTGCTCGAATATGTTGGTCGAGCAAGCCCTCCCAATCGGGACGAGAGCCTATAGTCTTGCGACCATAGAGTCTTCGTATTCCAATTGGAATTGGGACCTCCAAAACCAGATGTGACCTGACGGCCATACCTGGAATACTGGAGCTGATTCACCGAGAGATCAGAGAATCCAAGGACAGAAGTTCCACTGCTAGAAGCAGAGGGACCCTCCCAGGCGCGAGAGCGCCTAGTCGTCTCATTATAAATGAGACGGTCCAAGGTAAGCAGGGTCTGCACAGCCCCTGCAACATCTCTGAGAAGCGGCATCCATCCGAATTGTACGTTGAGGTACTCAGATCCTAGATACTTCCAGGACCTGATGCCACCAACCATGTACTTTTCGAGGTTCTTCAGAACAGAAGGCACATCACCCCTGAGCAGCTCTACAGCTGTTGTCAGAAGTGAAGCGCCCTGTCGTTCTGGAGACATAGATGCAAAGACAGACGAAACCTGAGCCTGGAAGGCTGCATTCCCTACCCG